GGCTCGCTGCCAGCGGCTTTCGGTAAGGCTTGCGCCGGCTTTCCAGCCGGTGCCGAAGATCAGCGCCACGACCGCGGCGACGACGGCCAGTTTCAGCCACAGCAGATACGGCGCGACGGCGGCCTCGGCGGCAGCGACCGTCGGAATCACGGGTCCTTCCGTTTCCGCTGCGGTGCGTCAAAATCGCCATAGGGATCGACCGATAGGCGGGCCTCGAGCGCCGGCCAGAACTTGACGAGGACGGCCGTAATAACCTCATAGGCATACGGCGCGATGGCGCCTACGGACAGCGAGACCATGACCCGCAGCACGGTCTCGACGCTGGCCGGCAGGGTGACGTAGGTCGCGAGCGCGCCGATCGGCAGTGCAATCGCCCGGATGATCCAGCGCCTCGGGTCGGGCAGCCAGTTGACGCGCAGCAGCACGAACTTGATCCACTGCGTCAGTGCGAGCGCGAAGATCAGCCCGACGATGATGGCCGGTGCGAACCGGTTGTCGAGCACGGCGGTGAGGAATCCGGGGAGGTCTTTCAGCCAGTTCATGCGTGTGGCTCCGTGAGGGCGCCGGCGAGCAGGTGCAGGGCGCGCCCGATGCTGGTCTGGGCGGCGGCGAGTTCGCGGGTGACGACCTCGCGCGCGGGAATGTCAGGGGCGGCGCGCAACGCATCGCGGGCGCGCAGTAACGCGGCCAGCGCGGCACGCAGCTCGGCCTCGATCGTCACGACCAGTCGCCGCGCTCCAGTGCCCGGATGATGGGCAGCGCGCGGCTCTCTCCGACCTGCGTGCGCCAGCGGGACTGCGCGACGGCACCGGCCACGGCGGCCCAGCGCCCGGCGAGCAGGTCGGCGACCGTATTCGGCCAGCCGCCGACGAAGCGGGCCGCACCCAGGTTGAACGCCATTTCGAATATGGCGCCCTGCCGCGCCTCGGTCCACGTTCGCCACGCCGGCAGCAGTCGGTCGAGTTCCGCGTCGGTCGACGTGAAATCATTGTCGAGCAGCGCCGTCGCTTCGCCGGGCGTGATCCCGCGGCCGACCAGGTTCCGGCCGTAGCCGATGGTCACCCAGCCCGTCACCGCCTGCCCCGGCTGGATCACCCGCCCGGTCGCGTCGTCATAGGCACGCAGCATCAGGCCCTCGTGCCCCATGACGCTCAGCGTGACGCGCTCGCGGGTTTCCGGGGTCACCGGCGGTCTCGGAGTTGGGCGAGTTCCACCATAATCGCTTTCTGCCGTTCGATCACGGCGTCCTGTCGGTCCTTCACCAGCGCCATTTGTGTCTGATCGAGTTCGCGATATGCCCGGAATTGCTCGACGAGTGCATCCAAGCGAGCGGCCGTCGCGATTTGCGTCACCTGCTGGTCGGCCTGCCGGTCGAGGATCATCTTGACGCCGAGCGGGATCATCAGCGCCCACAGCCCGAAGCAGAACGACGCCGCTTTCAGCCAGAAGTTTTCATGCACCCGGGCCTCGTGGACTGCGGTGCTTTCTTCGTTTTGTTCGTTCATGGGGCACCGCTTCTCTCAGAGAATGATGTCTGTGTGCTGAATTGCGACGACCAGATCGGCAGCAGCGGTCGCCGCGGTGGCGTCGGTGACGGTGCAGCGGTAGGTGGCATAGCGGTACTCGCCCACGTCCAGCGCACTCGCAACAAAGGTCGTCGTCGCTGCACTCGGCGAATTACAGGAAATCGCATCGCCGCTGAGTTGCGTCCACGCATAGGTATACGGCGACGTCCCGCCGGACGGCGTCGCGGTCACCGACGAGGTCGTCAGCTTCGTCAGTTTGCCCTCTTTATATAGCGAGGTCGGGACCAGGATGACCGAGATCACGATGCGCGTGATGGTGACCGATACGTCGACGGTCGCCGTTGCCGCGAGCGAATCCGTCACGGTGCAGCGGAACGTCGCGGTGCGCGATTCGCCCGCACTCAGGCTGGTTGCGCCGAAAGTCGTCGAGGCCGCCGTCGGGCTGGTGATCGTGATGGCGGTCGAGCCGGACGTGCGCGCCCACGCATAGCTATAACTCGGCGTGCCGCCGGCCGGGCTGACGGTGCTCGCTGCCGTCGTCAGGCTGGTCGCGGATCCGGTGATACTCAGCGTCGTCGGGCTCGCGGTCGCCGACAGCGACGCGACGCTGTTCGTGCAGCTCACCGAAATGTCGGCCGTGTCGCTCGAGTTGATCGTGCAGCGGAACACGGCCGAGACCGTCGTGCCGACCCCGACGCCGGTCGCGGTGAACGTGGTCGCGGCGGAGCTCGGGCTGTTCGCGCTGATTGCCGTCGAGCCCGAGAGTCGGGTCCACGCGTATGTCGCGGCAGTCCCGCCGACCAGCGTCGCCGTGACGGTCGCCGTGGTGATGGACGAACTCGCGGCCGTCTTGATAATCGACGCCGGCGTGATGGTCGCATACATGCCCGACACGCTGGCGCCGCCGCCGGCCTGGCCGTCGCCGAGCGGCGTGGTCGCGGAATACGCGACGACTGGCGTGAACGGCACGGTGTAGCGGGCGCGGATCCACACGTAGACGGTCGTCGTGTCGTGGCGCGGGATAAAGAAATTGTTCGTCGCGCCCTCGGCGACCTTCGTCGCACTCGAGAACGGCGTCGCCGCGGTGTACTGCCAGACCTCGAAGATCGCGCCGATCGGCATGCCCGCGGGAATCGCGAACGTGACCGAATAGCCGGAGGTCCCCGCGGTCACGACCAGGTTATTCAGCGGCGGGATCGTCGTCACGTCGCCGGTGGCCGTCTGCACGGCCGGCACGTACTGGATCCGGCTCGCCGAGTACGACAGGTCCATCGCCGAAATGACCGACGGGTCGGCGTAGCCGATGAACGGCCCGTCGATGGCCTTGTAGAAGGCTTCCGACGTGTCGGACATCGCCTGCCGGTAGGCTGGCAGGCCGACGGCCCCGGTGAAACAGCGCAGACGGCCGGCGAGATCCGGCACCGACAGCAATCCGCCGTCGAGCAGCAGCAGGTAGGCGCCCGGCCCGCCGGCACCGCCCGCACCGGGGAACAGCGAGGCATTCTTGCCGGCGTCCACGGTATACGCGGCCGGCGTCGTGGTATCGGCACCGGACAGATTGATGACTGCATTTGCGCCGACGCCGAAACCGCGGGAGACCGTGCACAATCCCGCGCCGCCGTTGCCGCCCGTGCCCCCGCTGGCGAAAAACAGCGGCGGATACCCCCCGGCCCAGGTGACCTTTCCGCCCGGCCCGCCGCCGGTTCCGCGCAGATCGGTCGGCAGGCCATCGAGCGCGTTGCCCGCCACATTGAGCGAGATATACGGAAATGCGGGATTCTTGCCGGTCGTGACCAGGGGGGCGGCGGTACGCATCGCGAGCGTGTTATGGCTGGCCTTGATGCGCGTGACCTTGAGACCATCGTAGCCGCGGGAATTGCCGACGTAGCCGGCATTTCCGGCGAGTCGCGTGATCGCCGAGGTATTGTCCGCGACCCCGGCGTGACCGCCGCCGGCGCCGTTGATGGTGCCGTTGACGGTCAGGTATCCCTTGATCCGCAGTTGCACGTTGCCGGTGAGGTTCACCGTGACGCCGGCGGGGATCGTCAGGTCGCCGCTGTAGTACCAGATCGACCCGGACGCCGTGAGGTCCGAACCGCCCGTCAGCGTGTACGGGCCGCCGGACACGACGCCGGCCGTGATGGTCATCACGGACGCGAGATTCGTTCCGGCCGCCGTATAGTAGGCGTCGGGCAGGGCCGTGGTCGACGTGGTCGGCGAATCTACACTCGCCCGCGCCGTCGAACCGAACAGGTCGAGCGTGACGGCGCCGGTATGGTGATTCACGTTGACCGACTGGACCTCGAACGACCGGTCGATGCTCGAGCCGCTGCCGGTGAAATCCCGCAGTTGCTGATACTTCACGCGCACCACGTCGCCGACTTCGATCGGATTCAGCGAGTGAAATACCTCGACCGTCGTCCGCAGTGGCGGCGCCGAGTAGCGATCGCGCACCGAGTCGAGCAGTTTGAACACGAGCGAGTCTGTGTGCTTTCCACCGTACAGGCCGCGATACTTGAGTTCGAGCGTGTCCGCGCGCCCGTGCTTGAACGCCGACGCCGCGTCGAGAAACGTCGTCGTGCGCGTGTAGTCCTTGCCGTTCCAGTTCCACAGCACCTGGAAGGCGTTGTGCAGCGAGTCCATGTCATACGCGAGATTGTCGATCGACACGGAATTCGACTCGTCGAGCGTGAGCACGGCCGCGGCATCGGCGAGCACCCGCGTCATGCGCCGCAGGCCGAGCGTGCCGTCGGCGTACACCGGCATGAACAGCCCGAGCAGCCGCAAGCACTCGGTCTCGACGAACGCCTTGCCGTCGGTCTTGATGATGCCCTCGAATCGCAGCCCGACGCCGTTGGCGTCCGCGGCGGTGTCCCAGAGATCCGCACCGATGTCGGTGAAGTCGGCGAGGCGCACGAGATTGGTCGAAATGCCCAGGTGCCACAACGCAGGCAGCGTTGCAGAGTCGCCGTGCAGGACGCCGGTCAGCAGCGCATAGACGAGTTTCGGGCCGGGGAGTTCGAGATAGACGTATTCCGTGACCTTCTCGCGGCGGCTGGCGGGCGTGGCGTCGTCGGCGACGTAGCGGGCCGCCAGCGTGCCGAGCACGCCGCGCGTGCAGCCGGTGAACGACGTCGCCGTCGTCCCGGTATAACGGATGATTTCGTCTTTGATCTTGACGTATCCGACCGTGCTTGACGCCGCGTCGGTGTAGCTGGTGCCGTGCACGACGGTCGTGAATCCGACGGTCGTCGCGACGTTGACGGTCGTGTCATCGTCCTCGACGGTCTGCGCGATCGTGGTCTCGGCCAGTACGAAAATTTCCTTGCGCGCCGCGCGCTGCACGTCGTTGCACGCGATCTGGTAGGACCCCTTGTCGTATTTCGCGTCCTTGATGATCTGCGTGCCGACCAGTTGAAAGTCGGACCAGACCATACCGTCATAGCCGAGATAGAAACGCGCTTGGCGGTCGCGCAGTCCGTAGCCGGCCGCGTACAGGCCGCGGATGTTCGCCGAGAACACCTCGTCGACGTCCGCCACCGAAAAGGACGCTGCGCCGATTTCCGCGCGGCCTTCGTCGGGATTGAGTTTCTGCGACGAAATGGCCGGCTCGATCAGCACGCCGGGGATGTAGGTCGCCGGGATGCCGGTGATGTCGTCGTGCGACGACAGGTAGATATCGACGCTCGGATACTCGATCTTGACGATCAGGCGCGGCGACTTCGCGGCTGCGGTATTCTCGGCCGCGAACGCCGCCGAATCGGTCCTCATGGCAACTCTTTGACCGTGAAATTGACCTGATACCAGTCGTCGGCCCCGCCGGTGCCCTCGCCGATCAGGCGCTGCAATTGATAGCCTTCCGAGGTCATCGTCACCGCCACCGACTCGGCAATTCGCAGTCGCGGCGTGACGAAGTCGAGATCGAGCGCCGGCCCGCTGTCATATCCCCACGGCTCGAAGGTGAACGACTCGCCGCCCTCGGTCGAGCCGAGGAATTCCTGCATGGCGTCAAGCGTGTAGAGCGCGAGCGGTTCCGTGGTCACCGACCAGGTGCGCAGCGAATTGTGCAGCAGCGACTCGCGCTTGCCGCCGATGGCGATCTGCACCGAGCGGGAGATCTCGCGGCCCGGGGTCAATTCCGCGGCCGAGAACGACAGCGAAACGCCGTCGCCGGCCTCGTGGTTCCCGGTGAGGTCGCGCGCGGCGGTGAATTGGACGCGAATCATGCTCCCACCAGTACCATCGCCTGTCGCGAGTTGCCGTTGATGAATACCATATCGCGACCGTTTACCGCGTCGCTGATCTGCCCGACCAGCCAGTCGACGGTCTCCTGCGCGGCGAACAGGTTGCCATTGATGATGATCTGCGTCGCCGACTTCTGCTGACTCTCGGCGCTCGGCTGCGTGGCGGCCGGCACGCTGCCGCTGACAGCCGACCCGCCGGTGAGGTTCGCGCCGTGTGCCGCGGTGATCGTCGCGCCCGAGCCGATATTCGTGCGCTTGATGTTGGCGAGCTGCGCGACGCCCATTGCGGCAGTCATCGCCGCAACGCCGATATTGGCCGGGAATGGCACCTCGGCCATCGCCTTCATAATGGCCGTCCCGGTCGCCCAGATCGTCTGCGCGATGGCGACTGCCTTGCCGATTGCGCCGAGCCGTCCGCCCTGCTGCATCGCGAGTTCCGCGAATCCGCCCATCATGTCGCCGATCGTCTGATTCTTGTATTGTTCCGCCTGGATCTGCAGCGCGTGATTGCTCAGCAGCGACCCGAGCGTCGTCTGATTGAGCATGTCGATCTTTCCCGCCATCGACGCGTTATATTCATCACGCAGCGCAAGCATGGTCGCGTTCAATTGCGATTGCGCGAGATATTCGGGACTGCTCAGCGGGTCCGCCGGTCGTTCCGCAGCCGCCGCCTTGCCCGCCTGATCGGTGGCGAACTTGACGTCGTAGGACATCTGGAAACCGGGGACCTTGTTGTCCTTGACCTGTTTCGCCGCCTGATCCGTGATCGGCGCCCGGTAGCCCGTCCCCGCGCCCTGCGCGGCAGCGTTGCGCGCGGCCTGGGCCGCCGCTTGCTGCTCCATGACCGTTTTCGCCTGCGCGAATATCTGCGCGGAGTCGAGGATGTCGAGCGCCGCCTTTTTTGCCGACGCCGCGAGCATGTCGGCATTGGCCGACGCCGCGACGCCGATGTCGTGCATCGACTCGGAAATCCCCGCCATCGTGTCCGAACCGCGCTTGAGCGCAGCCGACATTGATTCCAGTCCCACGGCGCCCGTCAGGATCGAGAACGCCGACAGCAGGTCCGAGACCATGCCCGTCACGACCGAGAGTACCTTCGCGATCAGTTCGCGCACGGTCTCGAAAACCGACGCGAGCCCGTAGGCGCCGGCCTCGATCATCTTGATCGCGGCGGTCATCACAATGCCAAACTTGTCGCCGGCTTCGGTCGCACCGCCGATCTTGCCGAGCATGGTCGCCAGCGTACCCGTGGCAACACCGACGGCCGGCGCGAGCCCGGCGAGGAATTTCGTGCCGAGGTTTTCGACGACGACGCCCTGGAACTCGAGCGCGTCGTTCATCACATTGATCTTCGACGTATCGAGGTCCGACAGTCGCGCGCCCTGCTCGTCGAGCCGCGTGTTGACGTCCTCGATCGCCTTTGCACCTTCTGCCGCGAGGCCGGCGACTGCCGCATAACCCTTTCCGAGGATTGCGGTCCCCGCCGCCGCACGTTCCGAACTGTTGTCGATCTCGCTGAGTTTTTCGATGATCCGCGTGAATGCCTGATCGGACTTGAGCGTCGCCAGTTCGCTGACCGACAATCCCAGGTGCTTGAACGCCTCGGTCGCGACCTTGCTGCCCGCCATCGCCTCGCCGATGTTCACGGACATCTTCTTGAGTGCCGGCTCGACGGCGTCCATTTCGCCGCCGGTCTGCGCGACCGCGAGCTGGATCGCCTGCAGGCCCGCCGCCGACGCACCTGCGCGTTGCGCGAGGTCCGCGAGGGCGTCCGCGTTGGCGTTGATCTTGGCGAAAAATCCGGCAATCGCGCCTACCGACAGCGCACCGGCAATCACGCCGCCGAGTTTCGAGAAGGACTGCTCGACGCTGGCCGCCGCGCCCGACAGACCGCTGATGTCCTTCTTTGCCTTGCCGACGGCGGCGGTGACCCGCGACCCGTCCATCGTCAGGTCGATTGCTACGCGTTCATTCGCCATTGTGTTGTTTCGCCTTCTCTATGTCCGCCTCGAGGCGCGCCCGCAATTCCCCGTCATTCAACTTGCGCCGCTTCGGCTTGTCGCCTGGCATGAAGTCGGCCGGTTTGAGCGGTGTCTTGACGTTGCCCGAATAGTTCGCAGTGGTCGCCGCGATCACGCCCATCCGCCACGTATCGGCGTGAAATCCCCACGGTTCGAGCGAGTAGAACGCGCACCAGTCGACGAACTCGGCCGACGACATGGACGCCCGCGCCTCGGGAACGGTGCGGCCCAACTGAGCGGCGACCCGGTGCCACATGAGCAGTTCCGGGTCGCCTTTCAGTTTTTTGCGGCTTCCGCCTCCGCGTTGGGCACCAGACTGGACGCGGTCAGGATGTCGTGTGCCAGCTTCTCGAGGCAGTCGCCGTCCGCCGCACCGAGCGCGGCAACATCCGCCTCGGTGAATACCGGATCGCCCGCTTCGTCGCACACGCACAGCGCGACCAACTCCTTCGCCTGCAGCGGGTTATCGGCCCGCGCCCGCGAGATTAGCAGCGCCCGCTCGTCGGCACTGACGCCCCGCACGAACACGTCCATGCCCGCAACGGTCGCGGGCCGCACGCTCGCCTTTTTCAGCGTTGCGAGGAACTGCTCACGGGTTACCATGTGATGGTCGGGGCCGCCGCGAGTTTCAGCGTCACGGACAGCTTGATCGGATCGGTGCCCTCGGCGGCGAGGTCGCCGGCCGACAGTTTCTGCACGACCGCGTCGAAGCGGAATTGTGCCGTGCCGGTATCGGGCAGGACGACCTGATAGCTGCGCGACGTCTTGGCCGCCCAGTCGGTGAACAGCGCCTGATGATAGGTCGCGTTACCCGGATCCCAGGCGAGGTCGAAAGAGACCTCCATCGGCTCGCTACCGCCCGTCTTGATGACCGGCGCCGTCTGGTCGTGGATGTAGACCTCGACGGACTTGCGCACCCATTCGGGGAGCTTGATGTTGGTCGCCTGCGGGATGGTCGTATACGTGCCTCCCCCGGGCGAGGTCTCGCGCTGGATCAGTGAGCCGTCGGTTGTGAAAATCGCCATTGCTTAACCCTCGGAAATGAAAAAGGCCGCAACGCGGCCAGGTGGCGGAACAAACGAAAAACCCGTCAGGCGACGAGCGCCTGCAATTCGGTGTCGCCCATCGCACGCGGCCAGTAGCGGACGCGGCGAATGTAGCCGCTCAACTCGGACGTGGTCACACTGGTGCCGAGCCGCAGCGTTGTAATGCCGGCCGGTATCGTTGCGGACGTGTCGGCGCTGACCGTGCTGCCGCTGGCGGTCATCAATACGTCATTCTTGGCCCACGACATCGCCTGTAGTTGCGTGACGCCCGGCGAATGACTGCCGCGCGACGCGCTGGCCTGCGCGACGCCGCCGGTGGTCAAGGAGAAATAGCGTAAACCGCCATTTATGTACGCCAGAATCCGATTGTTTTCGGTGCCATCGTCGAATTGTGCTACCCGGCGCGAAATCAATGCGGCGTCCCCGTTGTACGTCCACGGCACCATATACTCGGCGCACAGCGTTCCCTCGGCATCGTTGAACCACGGCGCGAGGTTGGTCAGTTTCGCCACGTCATGCGAGCGCGACGCGCTGGCCGTGGTCGTCACGACGTAGCTGGTCGCGTGGCTGCTCTTTTCCAACTGCGCGCCCCAGACGTAGACCCCCGAGGCACCGTCGCCGCTGTAACTCGACGAACCGGTCGGCCCGAGCAGCAGGACGACCATCTGCACGCCCGACACGCCGTCGTTGTTGATGCGGAACTCGACGATGCAGCGATACCAGCCGCCCGGCCAGGCTTCGATGCGTGCGTGCGTGTTGTCATACTGGCCGGCGAGGACCGGCGTGCCGGCGGTGCCCGCGGCGAGATCGAACGTCACCTGCGCCATATTGGCGCTGCCCGTCGTGCCCTGGCACTGCACGCGGACCTGCGTGCGTTCCGCCGCCTTGATCCACACGGACGCCGCGTAATACTGGACCTCGCTCGACGAGGTTTTCGTGTAGGACTGCGCGAGGTAGTGCGAATCGCTCGCCGTCGTGTCCTCGATCAACTTGTCGGCGGTCAGCGTGGCGTCCGGTGCGATGTACTGGTTCGCCGTCACCGAGGCGCGTGTCTTTGTCCAGCTCGCGTTGTCGAACTCCTGCGAGCGCAGCAGGTAATTCGTCGCCGCCGGTTCGATCAGCAGTCCGCGCGCGACGTGCGTGGCCGGCTCGAACTCGATGCGGGATTCGTCGACGGCAGCGGTCGCGAGCACGCCGGCCGCGTTGCAATAGGTCCCCGCGCTGGCCCGCGTGAAGGTCAGGATCTCGCGGAGCGAAAGGCTGCGAAGCGAGGACATCAGAGCGCCACTCCGGGGACCTTGAACTCGGTGTAATAGGTCGCGACGTAGTTCATCCGCAGGCGCCCGATCGGGACCGCGCCGGTGTCGAGCGTCACGTCAAAACTGGTCGGCTCGAGCGGCTTGCACAGTCCGCCGAGGCGGTCGTGATTGAGGATCGCCTCGACGGCGGCAGCGAGTGCGTTCAGGTCGGAATCGACGTCGACGCCCTTGACGACGCACTCGACGACTAGGTCCATGCTGCGTGCATAGGCCCCCATCAGGCCGCCGGTGATCTGTTCGCCGTTGGTCGACACGAGCAACGCCGGCAGTTCACCATCGGCCACCGGGTAGACCCGCGAGACCGAGACCGTCGCTGCCACCGGGGCGAGGGCTGCGACCGCCGCGTCGCGGATCTGCGTGCGGACGTGGCTCATGTCGCGGCCTCGAGAATCAGGACGGTGATGCCGGTCCCGTCCGGCTGGATCGAGCGGATCGTGTAGTCGCTACCGTCGACGGTCACGCTATCGCCGTGCTCGAGCTCGGCGACGTCCGCGCTGCGACACGTCACGGCCGGCGAATAACTCTCGACCGGAATGTCGCCGACGCCCGCATAGGCGCGGTCGAACAGTCCGCTGCCGATGATGCGACTCGCCTGCGTGACGGGCACGCCGAAGTCGGCCAGCAGGCCGGCAATATCATCGGTCCAGAATGACAACGTCGGGTCCTCGTAATGTGCGATCGGCGATCAGCTCGACGAATTCGAGCGGATATCGCTCGCCCTCGAAGCGAAACGCGACCGACCGGTCACGCATCGGATAAAACCGCGCCCAGCGCAGCGCCCACGGCGAGCCGAGGCCGAGGCGGCGATCGACGACGTCGAGGACCTGCGCGCGGACATACCTCGCGTCCCAGTCGAACGGGTCCGCGAGTTCGACGTTCAACGACCCGGGAATCGGCCGCATGCCGAGAATCGCCTCGATCTCGTCCCGGCGCCGGCCGCCGGCATATTCAAAGGCCGCCGTCGCCCCGCCCGCGCCGGGTTTCGCCGTTCCGGCCGAGATCAGCGGCCACAATGCCCGCGGCCAGCAGCGCCAGACCCGCCGCGTCGGGATCCAGCCCGGGCCCACGTCCTCGATGTCGAAGTATTCCTCCGCTGCGTCGCGGATCTCGCCCTCGAGGTATGGGCGCGTGACGTGCTGCGCGGCCACCGGATCGGCGAGCGACAGCGGTGACTCCCACAGCAACTGCCCGGCCGTCTGCCGCCACAGCCAGTACCAGATCGGGCGATGGTCGCCGCAGACTTCAAAGACGTGGTGGTACAGGTTCAGGAACAGCACCACGTCGAACCGCCCGACGTCGTGCCACTCGCGACCGATCTCGAGACGCCGGAACTCCACGCCGGGGATGCGGCCCGTGTTCCACTCGGCCAGGTCGACCCAGCCGCGCCCCGGGACCTCCCGGCCGCGATCGAT